GATACGATGTCGTTAGCCAACAATTTAGAGAAAACTCTTCTTACGATTGGAAATACAACCGTTTCGAAAGAACCGTCTGATGCTGTGCTAGCAGCTTCGTTAATTAAGTGAGATGCTTGGTTTTCATAAAGTTGAGCGATGTTTTCTTTAACATGTCCTCTCAAACCTTCCAAGAATCCTAATTTGTCCCATTTGTTAATAGTATCTTCTTTGATAACTTTAAGGTGCTTAAGACCGATGTTACCAACAAGACCTGATTCTAATAATGCTCCCATTTTTTAAAATATTTAGTTTGTTTTTAGTTTATTTTTTATTTATTCATTTTTGACATAAGGTCCTTCATTCTTAAGAATTGTGGATTTTCGTATGTCTTGTTTTCAACCAAATTAGTTGAACCTTTTGATGGTGTTCTATCAATGTTTTCAACGATAGATTCTTTAACCATTGGTTTTTCAACTGAACCTAATTCATCTTTAATAGTTTGATAAAGATTCTTAGATTCTTTGATTGTTTCGACGTTGTCAAAACGTCTCATGATATTTATTTTTTCTGATTTTGTAGTTGTATGTTCAGTAAACAATCTTGTTGCGTAAGCTAAGTTAGAATTAAAAACAGCTACTTCATTTAATTTTTCTCTGAAAATATTTAATGCTTTTCTGTACTCTTCATTTTTAGCTCTCAACTTCTCAACTTCTTCTTGTAAAGCGTCATTTGTAATAACTTTCATTTTTGGAAGACCTTTTCTTTTTGGAAAATTTCTACTTCCATTTCCATAAGTTCTAGCAGCTTCTTTTGTTTCAGTTTCTTTTGATTCAACATCATCTTCTTCACCTTCCTTAAATTCAAATTTCTTTGGACCTTTGAAACTTTCTTTGTGTTGTGACATGTCATCTTTAAAACCTTGCATGTTTACTTTACCTGAAGATTTTTCTGATTTAACTTTTCCCATACCCATACCTTTTGGTTTAACCATCATACTAGCTTCCGTTACTGCTAAATCATCTTCGTCATCATCTTCACCCAATTCAATTTCGTAAACAATTTCTTCATCCATTGATTCGTCTTGTTGGTCATCATCATTGTCGTCATCTGACTCTTCTAATGATTCCATCATGTCTTCGTCTTGGAAAGTAATTTTATCTACATCTAAATCTTCACCAGTTTTCTTAATGATAACTCCGTCATTATCGCCCATACCGTTAAGTACTGCCATAATTTCTTCCATAGATGCTCCCGTCATATCTAACGGTTCTAGTTCATCATCATCTTCTAATCCCATGTCATCCATGTCATCCATGTCATCCATTTTCATAGAATCTGAATCATCGGACATCATATCATCACCCATAGGTTTTTCAATGCCCATAACCTCCAATGAATCTTCATCTTCAGTAACTTCTTCGTTACTCCAAGATTCATTTTCAGCACTCATTTCAGCCTCTTCAAGAGACTCTTTTACTAACTCTTCGATTTCTTCCTTCATTGTAGAAGCAAGTATTCCCTTTGCGTTTTCGGTAACAACTTGTTCCAAATTTTTCATTTGTAACAATGCTTCCTCAACTAATGATTTTTTTTCGCTCATTTTTTGTGCAATAAAATATTTTTTATTTACACTATAAATATGTTCTTAATTAAAAAAATCTTAAATGGTGATATAATAAAATAAAAAAAACCCGATTTCTCGGGTTTTAATTTATTCAAAAACTTCATCAATTTTACTTTCGCTGACTGCCGTTATTCGCCAATCGTGTTGAAATCCTTTGAATTTGTCGGTTACTTTTGCTTCAACATCTGTTACACTGTAACCTTTAACTAATTTTTCTTCTCTAACCTTTTTGATTTTTCCTGAGTTTTCATCAATCAAGTCGTACTGAATTTTTGCTACAAAATATTTTTCGTCCATAATAATAATTTTATCTATATCCCAAAAAATCGTTCAATTTTCCCATTAAGTCAAGCGATTTACCTAAACCACCATCAATTCTTCCATCTTCTTTTGATTTTTTTTCTTCTTCAAGATTCTCATCGTATTTGTGACGGTCATCTTTGTTAAGGAATAGATATGCACCTGGTGTAGATGGATTCATAACTAAGTCAAAACAAATCATTTCATAATCATTTTGAACTTCATTGTGTTCACCTTTTTTAGCTAAAGAACCGACACCACGTGAAGAAACCCCCATCGTAACACCTTGTCTCATTAAGTTTGCAGCAACATCACCCTTAGATGATACAATACCTCTTTCATGAAAACCTGGTGTTGTTAACAATCTTAGTTTACCCATAAGAACGTTATCCTCCCACCATATATCATCAATAATGTGTGATACTCTATCCAAATCAATTAAAGATGATTCAGGGTGATTAAGTTCTGATGTTGCCAAACCTTTGGCAATTGTTTGTTTATATTTTTCAGCTTCTCTTTTAAGAATCTTTTCAGGATATACACGACCATTTCTATTTGGTGTACCGTACTTTTGTAAAGTAGCATAAAATACAAATGGTTTAGAGTGGTCCAATTGTGATTTTTGTTCGTTAACTAAATCGTTATCTACGGCATTTTTCATAGATACATGACCTGCGTCATATTCTATCAATATTCCTTTACCTATTTCATTCGGTTTAAGTATCTTCATATTAAAATATTTATTAATAAATATTAGAATATCTCAAAGTTTTTATTTTTAAGTTTGTTTTTAGAATATTGGATTGTAAAATACTTTGATTTACCAAGAACATTGTTATGAACTTCTTTTAATATGTGATTTAATTCGTTTGATAAATTTTCAGATTTGAACTCAATATTTTCTTTTGTAAAGAATGTTATTTCAAGATTTAAAAAACTTGCTTTATCTACTTTAATTCCACTTGTTCTTAAATCTAAGTCAACAATAAAATGTTCTTTGAATAATGATTTATTGTAAACTTCTAAAACTTTATGTTTAATAGTTCGAGATATTGTCCCAACTACTCTTTCCCAATTATCTCTTTCTTGTGTGGGTTTTACCCATGTTTGTAATACCAAATAAATTGATTTTAATTCTGTTGCATCTACACTACCGTAATAGCACTTAGCATCTTGGAACAAATCCAATTTTGATGTTTTCCCTTTTTTCATTCGTTTTCATTTGTGAAATGTTTATTTGTTGTAATGAAAATATAATAAAAAAAAACTTATTAACAAATTTAATTTTATTTGTATATTTATATCAATAACACACATTTTTTATATGATAAAAATAATTTTAGAAAAAGGTGAAAGTTTGGAAAAAGCTTTAAAACGTTACAAGTACAAAGTTATCAAAACAAAACAAATTGAACAACTTCGTGCAAAACAAGAGTATGTCAAAAAAACTACTTTGAAAAGAGAACAGATGAAGAAAGCTAAATACAAACAACAAATCGCCCAAAGTAACATTGACTAATATTTATTGGTAACAAATACCAAGAATATGAAAAACTTTATTATGAATTTACTAGGAAACGGTTCTGACGTTTCATCAAAAAGATTCGCATCTTTATTCACTTTATTAAACGTAATTATCTTAGCATATGTTGCGACATTTACTTCTAAAGATGGTGTAACACCTGAGTATATGTTTGATGCTCTTTGTTTAATTGCTGGTGGTGGATTGGGTCTTACAGTTGTTGAGAAGATTTTCTCAAAAGGTTCAGACAAAAAAGCTGAATAACAAAAAACCCCTCAAAAGAGGGGTTTTTATTTTAAAGTCCTTCTGACAATTTTTTAAGTTTGTAGTATGATAATGAATCAATTGGTGTTGATTCTATTCTCATTTTCGTTTCATTTAATTTTTTGTTGGTATCCTCATCACTTTCATTAATACTTGAAAGTTTTCCAAGAACCTCAATTTTCAGTCTTTCAATACCTTCACTTAACTCTTCTTGTGACATTCTTAAGATTGATTTTAATTCAAACAATTCTGATTCACTCAATTGTGAATACTCTTTTGCAAATGTGTCAGCAGCTACTCCAAACATAGATTCTAATGGAATGTTAACCGATTCAGTAATAGTTGATTCTTCTTTTGTTTCAGTCATTAACCTCCACATTTGTTTTCTTGATTCAACTAATTTAATAAAATCATCAGCTGTTTTTGCAAAAACCATATTATCTAATAACTCATATTGATTTTCAACACCTTCACCTAAAGTTTCTACCCAAGCGTCAAATTGTTCAAATTCACGTTTGTTGTTATTAATCGTTGATTTAATATTATCAACTGAAAGTCCCAAAAATTCTTTTGCAACTTCTTCGTTTAATCCTTTGGTTTTCATTAAGGTACCATATTCAACATATAATTCACCAACAGATTTGTTGTCCTTAATAAAATCTCTAAATTCTTTTATAATTTGTTTAAAATCTTCGGTTTTGTATGTTTTAACCAAAGCATTTTCAACAATACTTTTTAATAATCCAAAATTTCTCATATCAATAAATATCTTAACTGTTTAATAGTTCGTTTAATTTGGTTTCAATTTCATTAATTGATGTTCTACCTTTAGATAAATCAATTTCATCTCTACCACTGATTAAATCATCTTCCAAGATTAAATTTAAATCATTCATTCTACTTTCAGGTGTAACTTCACCTCCCGCTGGCGGTTCAGGAGCTTCAGGCACTTCCGCACCACCCATATCTTCAGGTCCACCACCCATTCCACCTAAACTACTCATACCTCCACTTGGGGGTGCTCCCATATCTCCACCTTCAGCCGGTGGGGTAGCAACTTCACCAGGTTTCTTAC